GAAGGTGATGTCGAGGATTACTTGAGTGGGATATTAAACAAACCCGAAATCAAGTGCATAGGTTGTGAAGAATGAACCCTTATGATAAGTTATTACACAGGAAAAGAAAATGGACTCCCGTTAAGCCAACGAAGGGAGTCCTCCTTAACGGTAGTGAAGAAGCCATCTACCGTGCTTTGGCAATACGGCATATGGAGCTACCTGTGGGTTCCTTTATTACGGAAACCCTTAGCAAAGAGATTCCCGAAATTGCTAGAACACTTCTCGTTGACAATGTAAAAGACGAGGAAAGACATGACCTCGCTCTCGGCTATGTTGCTGATGTCCACGGACTAGATGACAAAGCTGAGAACGAAGCAAAGCTATTACGTGATGCGTGGATAGCACACCCTGACCACACTATACTCAAAGCATTGGTAGCCGAACGTGCAATTTTCTTTGTTATTTTACCTTTCAATCGCTTCTGTGGCGATGCTGCTCTTAGGACAGTATCAGCTGATATTTCCAGAGATGAACAGATCCACGTGGCTTGCAACAGCCTTGTCTGTGCTGATCTGGGCTTACGCCCTAGTGGTTCTTTGGATAAACTTAGGAAGGCCACTATTAATTGGATCTTCGAGCCTCTAAAAACCACAGCGACCAACAAATATTTGAACAGAAAATTTTGGACTGATTCTAGTGATCGTCTAATGTATGAAGGCAAAGCCCCAGAACTTTCTGAAACTAAGCGAGCTAGGATGCCCGCATTTTTTGAACATGCAAACACCAACTTACCACAGTACTCTTGACTGGGGACGTATCGAGAAGATCATAGATGAACTCGACCAGCAGTTTCCAGATAAGTTTCCAGACCACAACCTATCAGAGAAAGCAATATCCTATAGGGCTGGTCAATTATCAATTATAAGATTATTAAAGAATAAAATTAAAGGAGAAATGTAACTATGTGTCTTCCAGGTTTATTTGGTGGCGGTAAAACACCTCCACCCCCACCTATACCAGCCCCACCAACCACTCCTCCACCCCCAATGGTACCTCAACAGGCTCCTACTGCACCTCCCGAAGCTCCTACACCTGCTCCTATCTCAGAGGATGAGACTAAGAAGAAGGCAAAAGTAACAGCTAAGAAGGTAGCTAAGAAAGGAGCTAAGGGTACCTCACAACTACAAACATCATCAACTAAACCAGATCAAGGTGGACTCCAAGGTATCAATACAGGTCAAGGAGTGAACCCATCTACTGGTGGCGGAGGAACTCCTAAACCATGAAGAAAGCACGGCAAAGATACAACGAGTTATCGTCAGCCCGTGAACAATTCCTAGAATCAGCGTATGAGTGTGCGGAACTAACCATTCCCACACTTATCATGCGTAATGAGAACACCAACTTTCAATCCTTTGTGACCCCTTGGCAAAGTGTTGGAGCTAAAGGAGTAACTACTCTTAGTTCTAAACTAATGCTTGGGCTCCTACCTCCTAGCACGACATTCTTTAAGTTACAACTCGATGACTCTAAGCTCGGTGTAGAAATACCACCAGAGATGAAGAGCGAGCTTGACTTGTCGTTTGCTAAGATAGAACGAATGATAATGGAAAGCATAGCTGCCTCTACAGATAGAGTACAGATCTTTGCTGCCCTAAAACATTTAGTTGTAACAGGTAATGCTTTACTCTTTATGGGTAAAGATGGTATGAAAGTTTATCCACTCAATAGGTATTGTGTAGAACGTGACGGTAACGGAGAAGTGATGGAGATTGTTACTAAGGAAAGAGTCAGTAAGAAATTACTTAACCTTCCTGAAATTGAGAAACAACCCAACACACCTAACGATGATGACCAAGGTGACTATAATGGTAGTAAAGATGTAGATGTATATACATGTGTAAAGAGAAATGATAAAGGATGGTATTGGTATCAAGAAGCTAATGGTATGCTGCTCCCAGATAGTCAAGGTAAAGCTCCAGTAGATAAAACTCCTTGGCTACCACTACGTTTTGTCACGGTAGACGGAGAAGATTACGGTCGTTCTAGAGTTGAAGAGTTCCTTGGGGACTTGAAATCTTTAGAGGCATTGATGCAAGCTCTCGTTGAAGGTAGTGCAGCAGCAGCTAAGGTTGTGTTTACTGTATCACCCTCAGCTACAACCAAGCCAGCATCATTAGCCAACGCAGGTAACGGTGCAATCATACAAGGTAGACCAGATGACATTGGTGTAGTCCAAGTAGGTAAAACTGCAGACTTCCAAACAGCATTTCAACTGGTTAATGTCTTAGAGAAGAGATTAGCTGAAGCCTTCTTAGTGTTGTCTGTAAGGCAGTCAGAGAGGACTACAGCAGAAGAGGTTAGAATGACACAGATGGAACTAGAGAGGCAGCTTGGAGGCTTGTTCTCGCTACTTACAACTGAGTTCCTCATACCATATCTCAATCGTAAGATGCACACACTAACTAAATCTAAAAAGATACCTAGTGTTCCATCTAATTTAGTCAAGCCTACCATAGTTGCAGGTATAAATGCACTAGGTAGAGGACAAGATAGAGAATCATTAGTACAATTTATAACAACCATAGCACAGACTATGGGGCCAGAGGCTTTAGCTCAGTACCTTAACCCTGACGAAGCTATCAAACGTCTTGCAGCTGCTCAAGGAATTGATATACTCAACCTTGTTAAGAGCATGGAGGAGCGTAATCAAGAACAACAACAAGCAATGCAAGCCCAACAGATGCAGTCCATGACAGACCAAATGGGTCAGTTAGCTGGGACTCCTCTGATGGATCCATCTAAAAATCCAGACCTAGTTCCAGCCATGAATGAGGCAATGGGAATGGGAGCTGAGAATGTACCACCACAAGAATAATTATGGCAGAAACAATCCGCTACGACACATCTGAAGATCCCGTAGTAGCAAATGAAATAGCAGAGAAGGAAGCTGAATCTCTTAAGATCGGTGAAGAACTTATGGCAAAGCAAGACAAGATGCTTGCTGGTAAGTACAAGTCGGCTGAGGATTTAGAGTCCGCCTATCTAGAACTCCAAAAGAAACTAGGTGAGGATACTACTACAACTGAAGAAGAACCTACTCAACAAGCTACACGAGATGACTTGTATAGTGATGACGGAGCTGTCAATTATGAAACAGCCAGTGAGTTATATGGGGAACAGCTAGGGACTTTATTCAAAGACAATAGCATTGACCCATTTGAAATGAGTAAACACTTTGCAGAAAATGGTGGTACTCTCTCTGATGATATGTACGAACAGTTAGGTCAAGCTGGTCTTAATAAAGATTTAGTTGATTCATACCTTGACGGAGTACGTAACAAAACAGGGGTTGAACCAGTAGCTCCTACTTTAACTGCAGCAGAAATTGCTGACGTAAAAGGCATAGCTAATGGAGAAGAAGGTTATCAATCACTTATGGACTGGGCTGGCAAGACTTTATCAAAGGAAGATCAAAATAACTATGATGAAGTGTTAGCTACAGGAAATAAAACAGCTATTAAATTTGCAGTAAAAGCACTTATGGGACAATACGAAGATGCCAATGGGCGTGATTCTAATATCGTAACAGGTAAAGAATCCCCGCAAGACACATACAGAAGTATGGCAGAGGTTGTCAGAGATATGAACAAACCAGAATATACACAAGACGAAGCGTTCAGAGATGACGTTATTAGAAAACTATCCGCCTCCAATTTAAAAGTATAATGGGAAAGAAGAAGAAAGAAAACTTCGTTCAGAAGATCTTTAAGCTCCCCTACGATACTCTTGACGTTTACAACAAAATCAAGAAGCGTAGAAAGGACGAAGTGAATAGTGTAAACCAAGCTGGAGTTAAACATTATTAATTATGCCTAAAGGTAAGGGTACCTATGGTACCAAAAAAGGTAGACCACCAAAGAAAAAATGACACCACAAAATCTATTTCCAAACGAAACACCCCCAAGACTTATGACTAACCACAACCACGAAAACGACAGATGGCACATAGCTGAAGAGCTAAATGGCAGACTAGCTATGCTAGGCGTAATAGCTGCACTAGGTACTTACTGGTTAACAGGCGATATACTACCTGGAATCTGGTAAGAGAATCGGAGGCTCGAATCGTATCGTAAACCTCCACCATTCTCTTTTGATTCAATGGCAACTATACAACTTACGAAACCAGTAGACAACTGGAGCAGATTTTGTGAGTGGGTAACCAGTACAAACAACCGTCTCTACGTTGGTTGGTTTGGTGTACTGATGATACCTTGCTTGCTTACAGCTGCGACTTGCTTTATTCTAGCCTTTATTGCTGCACCCCCTGTGGACATAGACGGCATACGTGAACCAGTATCTGGCTCTTTACTCTATGGAAACAACATCATATCAGGAGCGGTCGTACCCTCCTCAAACGCAATCGGACTACATTTCTATCCCATCTGGGAAGCAGCAACACTTGACGAGTGGCTCTATAACGGAGGGCCATATCAGCTTGTCATCTTTCACTTCCTTATCGGTGCAGCATCTTACATGGGACGACAATGGGAACTTAGTTATAGACTAGGTATGCGTCCTTGGATATGCGTAGCTTATTCAGCTCCGTTATCTGCTGCCTTTGCAGTCTTTTTAGTGTACCCTTTCGGACAGGGGAGTTTCAGTGATGGCATGCCTCTTGGTATTTCTGGTACTTTTAACTTCATGTTCGTCTTCCAAGCAGAGCACAATATTCTTATGCACCCTTTCCATATGGCAGGTGTTATTGGGATATTCGGTGGGG